GTTGTTGAAGTCTTTTCTTCAGCAGCAGGTCCTAAAGGTGACTCGGCTTACGAAGTAGCTTTAGACAATGGTTTTGTTGGAACTGAATCCGAATGGCTAGAATCACTAAAAGCTAAAGTTGCTTATACACATACTCAGTCTACCGCACTAACCAATTGGTCCATTAATCACAATTTAAACTATATGCCTAACGTTACAGTTATTGACTCTGGAGGAAACAGTGTCGAAGGCGAAATATTTTACAATAATACAAATCAACTAACTTTGCAATTCACAGTACAATGTTCTGGTATTGCTTACCTATCTTAAGGAATAAAAAATGGCTAAATTGTTTTTGACAAACATAAACCTAAACACAAACGAACTACAATTTCCTGTAATTCACAAACTAGCAGCCGCACCAACTGTTCCGGCACCAGTAGTAGGTCAAATTTATTTTAATACAACTGATAAGTTTTTATATTCTTATGACGGAACAGCTTGGGATAAAATTACTACATCTGGAGAAATTGTAAACGCGGATATTAAAGCTTTAGCAGGTATTGATAAGACAAAGATTTCAGGAACAGCTATTACAGCTGGAGATTCTGGTACTGTCACATCAACTATGATTGCTGATGGCACAATTCTTGATGCTGACATTAACGCATCAGCGGGTATTGCTTTAACTAAACTTGCTGTTGATCCTCGCGCGCGTAGCACGCACTCGGGAACTCAAACTTCTAGCACAATTTCAGATCTTGCAACTACTGTTCAAGGATATAGACTAGATCAATTTGCGGTGCCTACAGCATCAGTTTCTGTTAACAGCCAAAAAATTACAAACTTACTTGATCCAACAAACCCTCAAGATGCTGCAACTAAAGCGTATGTTGACGCCGCTCGCCAAGGTCTAGATGTTAAAGATTCTGTAAAAGCTGCAAGCATTGCAAACGTTTCACTAACTGGTGCTCAAACGATTGACACAATTTCACTTGTAGCTGGAGATAGAGTTCTTCTAAAGAATCAAACTGCTGGCGCAGAAAATGGTATTTGGATTGTTTCTGCTAGCGCATGGTCTAGGGCAACGGATGCAGATACTGCAACTAAGCTAACTTCTGGTGCATTTGTATTTGTAGAGCAAGGTTCACAAGCTGACTCTGGTTGGGTTATGACAACTGACGGTGCAATTACTGTCGGTACCACAGCTATTTCGTGGGCACAATTTTCTGGTGCAGGTCAAATCACAGCTGGCGCAGGTCTAACAAAAAACGGTAACACTATTGATGTTGCTACCGCTAGCACTGCAAGAATCGTTGTTAACACTGACAGCATTGACCTTGCAACAGTTACAGCTTCTAACACAAATCCTACAATTGCAACTTCTGTAGTCTCTGGTGTTACAGTAGACTCATATGGTCGTGTTACTGGTGTTGCAACTTCTAATACTAAGTTTGCTGGACAGAACACTCTACTAACTGTAACTTCTGGTTCTGCTACTTGGACTGTAACTCACAACCTTGGAACTCAGGACGCTATTGTTCAAATTCGGCAAGTATCAAACAACGAGGTAGTAGAAGCAGACATTGTTCTAACCAGCACAAATGTTGCAACAATTACTTTAGCATCGACCGCTGCAAACATTGCTGCAGACACTTACCGTGTAGTAGTAATAGCATAAGGTAAATAATGACTAAAAAGTTTGTAACTGGAATAAGTACCCAAGGCGCAGTAACAATACAAGGTCCAAACTCGCCTATAAATTTACCAATTGGTGGAAACGGTACCAGTGGACAAATCTTAACATCCACTGGTACTGGAACTACGCCAATTTGGGCTGACGCAACAGGTTTTTCTTCTCAGCCTCAACAGTTGTTTTTTGCATCTCCGGTATCTGGTTCTGGAAATCCAAGTTTTAGATATATATCTACATCGGACTTTACTCAATACGCTAATCCTATTGCTGGTCAGGCACTAATTGCGGCACCAGTTGCTGGAGGATGGGCTTGGTCTACAGTAATAACCAACAACGGCGGATCAATCACGGGAACACTAGGTCTTTCTGGTACATCTTCACAATTGACGCTAAATAGTTCTACTGGCACATCAGGTCAAGTTTTAACCTCTGCCGGTGCTGGTAATACACCAACGTGGAGAGATATAGGATATACACTTATTTCATCTGTGGCTTTTACTTCTGCACCTTCGTTCACCTCTATTCCTCAAACATATAAAAAACTTGTAACAGTAATTGTTTTTACTAACGTAGGAACTATGGCTTCTCAATTAGGTACAACTTTTAATGGTTCTGGTTCAGGATATTCTTACTTTAGACCAGCTGTAAGCACGTCTTTTACATCAAATAGCGGTACTGGTGTAACCCCAGTCACTACAACTGGCTCAGTATCTCCAGTTGTAGGTAATTCTTACTTAGTTGAGATACCTAATTATACTTATCCAAACTCTAGAGCATTTGGTTACGGAGATGTTGTCTCTTGGAGCGGCCCTATACCATCAGCTGTATCTTCTTTAACATGGACTGCTGTTGGTCTTTGGGGTGGAGCAACAGGAACAGCATATTTATATGGGGTGAACTAATGGAAAAAATTACAGAAGTAAATTGTGAAACTGGAGAAGTCGTTGAAAGAAATATGACTAATGCAGAATTAAAAACAATCCAAGAGAATAATGATATAGAATCCGAAAAAATAAAATCAATGGAATCCGCATTATCTAAATTATATGCATTAGGATTAACACACGAAGAAATTATTGCTCTAATTGGAAATAATCAATAAAGCAAACATATAACTTAATAAAATAGGAGGTGAACATGCCAACCATTAAAAAAACAGAAATAAAAAAGATAAGAAGACCTCCGGCTACAACACCGGAAGCAAGAGAAAATCAGATGATCGCACTTGCTTTTGATTTAGCCGAAAAACAACTTATTGATGGTTCGGCTTCATCTCAAGTAATTACACACTATTTGAAACTAGCAACAACAAGAGAACAAATTGAAAAAGAAAAATTAGAACTAGAAAAACAACTTTTAAAAGCTAGAACAGACACTATCGAGTCTGCTAAGCGAGTAGAAGAACTTTACGCAAACGCGCTAAATGCAATGCGCGGCTATCAAGGCACAGAAGTAGATGAGGAAGAGTACGATGATTAGATCATATTCTAAATTAATAAGACTGAACACCTTTGAGGAAAGATATGAATATTTAAAACTCAAAGGTTCAGTTGGAAAATCTACTTTTGGCTTTGATAGATACATCAATCAACAATTTTATAGATCTGCACAATGGAAAAGTATTCGTAACTTTGTAATAGCTAGAGACCAAGGTTTAGATTTGGCTTTTGAAGGCTACGAAATATATGATAGAATAATTATTCATCATATGAATCCCATGAGTGTTGAAAATATAGAACACGGAGATGATGATATTCTAAATCCAGAATTTTTAATTTGTACAACTCATAAAACACATAACGCTATACATTATGGCGATAAAAATTTACTAGCTTTACCAATTATTGAAAGAACTATAAACGACACAAAGCTTTGGTAAAATTAAGGAAAAATATGGATGAATTAAATAAAAGACATTCATTATATTTTATATTTTTTGCAATTGCAATGTTAACTGTATTAGTGTCTACGCTAATTCTTTGGGCACAAACTCAAGACAACTGCTGGAGTAGATACGATACAGAACAACAAGCAATTCAGGAGTGTGAACAATAATGAGTAGTATTTTACAAGATGTAAAAAAACTTTTACAAATTCCAGCGCAATACGATGCTTTTGATTTAGATATTATTATACATATTAATTCAGCTTTTTCAACTTTACATCAATTAGGCGTAGGAACAACAGAACCCTTTTCTATTTCAGATGAAGAAGATAAATGGCTCGATTTTATTGAAAACAAAAAAGCAATAAACTCAGTAAAAACCTATATTTGGGCGAAAGTTAAATTAGCTTTTGATCCGCCGGCAACATCTTTTCACTTAGAAGCTTTAAACAATATTTGTAAAGAATTAGAGTATCGTTTAAATACAGAAGCGGAAAATCAACCAAATACTTAAAAAAGAAAGGATCTAACATGCCAGGAGTAAAAGGTATGCGTTGGGGTGTAAGAAGATCAAGTTCTGACGACAGTTCAACAGCAAGAACTCTTAAAAAAAGAAGAGCAAGGGAACTGTCTAACGATGAAATTAAAAAAGTAGTCAATAGAGTAAATCTTGAAAAACAATATAAAGATGTAAACCCTAAAGGTATCGGTAAAGGCGTAAAAATAGTTGCTGGTGTGTTAGCTGCAGGAGCAACTGTAAACGCTATTATTGCATTCAACGGATCTCCAGCAGGAATGGCTGCTAAAAATCTAGTTAAAAAAACACTTCGTCGCGGTTAATAACAATTTAAGAAAGGAATTTAGAAATGAGTCTATCTAACACGGCTGTACCTAAATATTATGGCGAATTTCGAAATTTAGTTCTTAGAGGAGAAATACCTGTAAATAAAGAAATTGCTATGGAAATGAATAGAATAGACGATCTCATATCTAATTCAAATTTTTACTACGACGAAACAGCTATCGATGGATTTATTAGATATTGCGAAAACGAATTAACTTTGACTGATGGTAGCGATCTTTATTTACTAGATACATTTAAACTTTGGGCTGAAGCAGCGCTTAGTTGGTTTTATTTTGTAGAAAGAAGTGTTTATGAACCAAGTGACGATAATCACGGAGGTCGATATGTTAGAAAAATGATTAAAAAACGTTTAGTTAGCAAGCAATATTTAATTGTTGCTCGAGGAGCAGCCAAATCAATGTATGCGATGGCTATGCAAAGTTATTTTTTAAACGTAAACACGTCTACTACGCATCAAATAACTACGGCCCCAACCATGAAACAAGCAGAAGAAATTATGTCACCCTTTAGAACTGCTATCACGCGCGCGCGAGGACCTTTGTTTAAATTTTTAACCGAAGGTTCTTTACAAAATACAACGGGTGCAAAATCTAATAGATTAAAGTTAGCTTCAACTAAAAAAGGTATTGAAAATTTTTTGACTGGATCTTTGCTTGAGATTAGACCAATGTCTATTAATAAACTCCAAGGACTTAGACCTTTTCTATCTACAATAGATGAGTGGTTATCTGGAGACATCAGAGAAGACGTTGTTGGAGCAATTGAACAGGGAGCTTCTAAACTAGATGATTATTTGATTATTGCTATGAGTTCAGAAGGTACTGTTCGAAATGGAAGCGGCGATACAATCAAAATGGAACTAATGGACATTTTAAAAGGCGAGTACTACAACCCGCATGTATCAATATTTTACTACAAGCTAGATGAATTAGAAGAAGTAAACGATCCATCAATGTGGTTGAAAGCTAATCCTAATTTAGGAAAGACTGTAAGCTACGAAACTTACCAGTTAGACGTTGAAAGAGCCGAAAAAGCTCCAGCTTCAAGAAATGACATTTTAGCAAAACGTTTTGGTATACCAATGGAAGGTTATACATACTTTTTTACATACGAAGAAACCTTACCTCACAGAAAACGTGAATTTTGGGGAATGCCTTGTTCTTTAGGGGCAGACCTTTCTCAAGGTGATGACTTTTGTGCTTTTACTTTTATGTTTCCTTTAAATAATGAAATGTTTGGTATAAAAACAAGAAGTTATATCTCATCTTTAACCTTAATGAAATTACCTAGTGCTATGCGCATAAAATATGACGAATTTTTAAATGAAGGAAGTCTTCAAGTATTGGAATGTGCTGTTCTCAACATGATGGAAGTCTACGACGATCTTGATAAGTTTATCACAGATAATGAATACGACGTTCGATCTTTTGGGTTTGATCCATATAATGCAAAAGAATTTGTAGCTAGATGGGAAGCAGAAAACGGTCCTTTTGGTATCGAAAAAGTAATTCAAGGGGCTAAAACTGAATCAGTTCCTTTGGGTGAACTAAAAGCTTTATCTGGAGAAAGAATGTTAATCTTTGATCAACAATTAATGTCTTTTGCTATGGGTAATGCTATTACACTAGAAGACACTAATGGAAACAGAAAACTTTTAAAAAAAAGACAAGATCAAAAAATAGACAACGTTGCTGCTATGATTGACGCATATGTTGCTTATAAATTAAACAAAGAAGCATTTGAATAACAATATAAAAAAGGAGGTAATAATGTCTATGACGTTTACCGATCGTATTAAACATGCTTGGAACGCTTTTACAACTGACAAATTTGTAAAAAATCTATCTTATGGAGACATAGGTGCTAGTTATGGCTTGCGTCCAGATAGAGTAAGACTTAATGTGTCAAACGAAAGATCTATCATTTCTTCTATTTATACTAGAATAGGAATTGATGCTTCATTGGTTGAAATCAAGCACGTTAGATTAGATGAAAACAATAGATATTTAGAACCAATAAATAGTGGATTAAATTCTTGTTTAACTTTAGAAGCAAACATAGATCAATCTGCTCTAGCATTTAAACAAGACCTAATTATGTCAATGTTGGATAAAGGGGTTGTTGCTATCGTTCCTATTGAAACAAACATAAATCCTTTAAACACGGCAAGTTATGACA